GCTGGCATTCAGGCGGGAGCCGATAGCTGGAAGTATTACGGCGACGTTATCAGGGATTCTCGGCCATTCTGTCGAAAACACGCTGGCAACACTTACACCACGGAAGAGATTGCAGAAATCTGGTCTGGCGATTGGGCTGGGAAGGCGTCAGGTGATCCCTTTATTGTTCGCGGCGGTTATAATTGCCGTCATCACTTCAGACCTGTGTTTGAATAGGAGACATTTATGCCTTATCACAAAGGAAAGAAGAAAAAGAAAAAGTCGAAGTAGTTTGGTAAAATAAACCCCACTCCTTAGGAGGATTCGTTACATGAGCGAAGAAGTCATGGAAAACGCGGTCACTGAGGCCGTAGAGCAGGAAACTGTAGAAGCTCAGGCAGAGAAGACGTTTACGCAAGAGGAGCTTGACCGGATAGTTGCTGATCGCATTGCTCGCACCAAGCGGCAATACGAGAAGAAACTGGAAGGCGTGGACTTGGACGAGGCCAGAAGCCTGTTACAAGATCGGCAGACCGCCGAGATTGAACGGCAGAAGGATCGTGGCGAGTTTGAGAATATCCTCAAGCAGACCGTCGAAAAGAAAGATCAGGAGATTAACGCCTACAAAGCGAGGCTTGAGCAGACCCTAGTAGACGGCGCTCTACTGTCTGCGGCGGCAAAGCACAAGGCGGTATCGCCCGATCAAGTCAGTCAGTTGTTACGCGGCTCCGTTTCGCTATCTGAAGATGGCACCGTAGAGGTTTTTGATAAAAACGGGACGCCTCGCTACAACGACAGAGGCGATCTGTTATCAGTTGAAGAGCTGGTGTCAGACTTTTTGACAACTAACCCGCACTTTGTGAGCGCATCACAGGGTGGTGCAGGATCAGCGGGGGCAGTTGGTGGTTCAACGCCGAAAACCTTAACGGCGGCAGAAATGTTGGCTAACTACGACAGCGGTGGCCGTGAGGCTTTCCGTGAGATGCAGTTAGCAAAGAAAGTAACCCGCTAATTTAAAAGGAATAGCATTATGGCTAATACTACTAGCTCAACTTTAGACGATCTGTTTGCGAATATCATCCTCCAGGCTCGCTTCACTGCCGAGGAAGAGTCCCTGCTGATGGGTCTTGTCACTCGTTATGACATTGGCAACGTGGCCGGCAAGACGGTACAAGTGCCTAAGTACCCTGCAATCGCGGCGGGTGACCTAACCGAAGGCACCGACATGACCGGAACCGCAGTCTCTACTACTAGCGTCAGCATTGACGTTTCTGAAGTGGGCGCTCAGGTTGTACTTACTGACATGGCCGCTTTCGGCGCTGGCAACCCTGCTCAAGAGCTTGGCACTGTCTTGGGTAACGCTATCGCTACCAAGATGGACAAGGACTTGATTGCCCTGTTTGACGGCTTTAGCACTTCATTTGGTGCGGCGGCTCAAGAGATCACTGTTGCTGATGTGTTCAAGGCGGCGGCTACTCTCCGAGCTAACAAGGCTCCTGGTCAGCTATCGGCTGTCGTACATCCGTTCCACGCTTACCAGTTGAAGGCAAACTTGACCAACACGTTCGCTAACCCCAACGGTGGCGATGCTCAGAATGCGGCTATGGCTAACGGCTTTGTTGGCTCTATCGCTGGCATCAACATCTACGAGTCTGCGAACATCACCATCGACGCTAATGGCGATGCTAAGGGCGCTGTATTCGCACCCGAAGCTCTGGCTATGGCAATGAAGCGTGATTTCAACATTGAAGTTGAGCGTAACGCATCACTGCGAGCTTTCGAGCTGAACGCCACTGCCGTTTACGGTGTGGGCGAGCTTGATGACAGCTACGGCTGTGAGATGTTCTTCGACGCCGTTCTTTAAGGGCTATACGCGCCCCTTCGGGGGCGCTTCTCTTTGAGGCTTATATGGCAATAGAGTACAGGGGTGAGCGGTTTGAGGACTACAATGTCCCCAAGAGAACGCCGCGCCATCCTTCCAAAAGCCATGCAGTTCTAGCCAAAAAGGGAGACATGATTAAATTGGTTCGGTTTGGCAGTCAGGGAGCTAAGACCTACCCGCCAAGGGACGGCGAGAGCCAGGCTGATGCCAACAGAAGAAAGGCGTGGTATGCGCGACACGCTGACAGTTTAAAAGGCGCAACGATATTTGACGCGATCTATTGGGCGGCGAAGGTTAAATGGTGAGCTGATGGCATTCTCTACTGATTGGAACCTGCAAGAAATCATTCCTGACATCTTAGATTTTGGGATTGATAACTTTATTGAGGAACACGCTACAGCTCAGGCAGAGATAGAGCGCGAGATCAGAAATCGCTGGTGGCACAGAAACAACATATCCGGCGAGATGGATTCTTCAAAGCTAACAGAATCCCAATGGTCTAAAGCAAACTCCTACCTGGTGCTTTGGAAGTACGCACTACCAAAGCTCACGAATTGGGTAGATAACGACCGATTCCTTGAGATGATCGCCTTTTACAAGGCCAGATATGGCGAGGAGATGGAGGCGGTATTTGCTGACGGCGTTGAATATGACGCTGACGGAGACGGCACCGTTGAGGATAAGGAAAAGCTACCTAAGCCTCTGAATAGGCTAGATCGGTAATGGCGATCCAGTTTGTAGGCGGGGCGGTTATGCGAGGGCTGTTAGCTCAGTCCTTGAGAGATGATGCTGTCCAAGATGTCGTCAATAGCGTAGACATCAGGGTTGGGATTGATCCAAAGAATCCGGCTTCAATCATTGAAAAGATACGCGGAAAGATTAACCGCAATAAGACAAAAGCCCTTTCTGTCACGGCACAGCAAGGCATCAATATGATCTTAAACAGGACGGCAAAGGGCTATAGCTGGACAGGCCAGTCTTTTAAATCATATACGCCTCAATATGCGGCTTTCCGGTCGCAAAGAGGCCGAGGCGCAAGCCCCAACCTATTTTTTAGCGGCAATATGCTTGGCTCTATGACTCACGAGGTCAGGCGGGATGAGGCGATTATCTTTTTTGCAAGAGCAAGTGAAGCCGCCAAAGCCTCTGGTAATAATCGAAGCAGGCCGTTCTTTAACTTTAACGACCAAGAGCGCAGGAAGTTAAGCCAGATATTTAGAAGGCGACTGCTATGAGCGTCAGAGAAAACATTGCAAATAATCTGGTGACTACGCTAAAAGGCGCTATATCTCCCATCAGGGTTAAGTACGTAACTCGTGAGCCTTTTGATTTTGACAAGTTAAGTAATGCCCAGTTCCCTGCGATATTGGTCAGAACGGCAAATGAAGACAGGGAAGAGGCAACGCTTGGGGGTACGTTATCGCAGAGAATGGGGGCGATAGACTACCAACTAGTTTGCTTCGTTAAATCCAAGCAAATTGATACCGCCAGAAACCAAATTATTGAGGCTGTGGAAGAGAGTCTTGACGTTGATAGGAGTCGTGGCGGCTATGCGATAGATACTCAAATTACTAGCATTGAGACAGATGACGGTAGTATAGAGCCTGTGGGCGGCGTTATAATTACGGTCAACATCCTTTACACATTTACACGCGGAAACGCATAAGAGGAAACAGTTATGGCTACAACAGCAGGAAGTAGCGGCGTATTCAAAATCTCACAGACTGACGGCTCGGAGGCTCAAGTTGTCAATGTGAGGTCATTTAGTTTTGATGTAACCGCTGACACTATCGAAAACTCAGTGATGGGCAATACTGCTCGCACATATGTTGCGGGCCTGAGCAATAGCACGCTTTCCATTGAAACTTATTGGGACGCATCTGATCAGGCAGAGTTTGATGAGCGTGCAAAAGTGTACTGGGAGCTTTACCCCACCGGCACTGGCACAGGCGAGAAGTATTATCATGGCAGTGGTGTCGTGACCGGAAAGACCGTTTCAGCCGCATTTGATGGCATGGTTGAGGCATCTTTCTCAATCCAAAACTCTGGTGCGGTTACAGAAGCAACAGCCTAATCTAGGAGGCAACCGTGGGATTAGCTAAAGAGCTAAGAGGTAGGCGCAAGATAGAGCGCCGCGAGATTTCTGTTCCAGCGTGGGCAGATAAAAGCGGCGAACCTTTCAAGGTCTATTGCAGGCCGATAACCTGCTATGACCTTAATGAGATACAAAAGCGGCATCCGAAAGTTTTAGAAGCTCCCACAGTGGCCTCAATGGTTGATCTAATTATTATGAAGGCCGAGGATGAGGGGGGTGATAAGCTCTTTACTTCTGCTGAGGATCGGATTGACTTAATGGGCGAGGAAACCCAAGTAATTTCCGCGATTGCCGAGGAAATGTTTGGGCAAATTCAGTCAGCGGAGGAGTTTGAAAAAAACTTCTAGCCGATCCGCTAAGGATGAATCTAATCGCTTTGGCTGATCGGTTACACAAAACCATAGAAGAAGTAGAGCAAATCTCGGTTAATGAATTCCACGAGTGGCTTGCTTACTTCAAGATAATGAGCGAGAAAGATGGCTGACGAAAACATCCGCATTAGATTAACCGCAGTCGATAAGACCCGCTCGGGCCTTGCCTCTGTTACCCGTGGACTGCGTTCAGTCACTAGCGCCGTTTTTTCTATGCGTACCGCTATCGCCTCGCTTGTTGGTGCTGGCGGTATTGGCCTTATCGTCAAGCAGTCCATATCTGCGACTGACACGCTAGCAAAAACAGCCGCCAAAATTGGTACTACGACAGAGCAATTATCAAGACTTCAGTATGCCGCCAACCTTTCCGGCATATCGGTAGAGCAGACAAACATGGCTCTGCAACGCCTTGTAAGGCGTACCGCTGAAGCCGCAGAAGGCACTGGGGAAGCAAGAGGCGCATTAAATGAGCTAGGGATAAACGCCAGAGTCTTTTCTAATTTAGACCTTGATGTTTATATGCTTGAGCTTGCTGATGCGTTTACCAACGTAACAAGCGAGGCACAACAGCTACGGCTAGGCTTTAAGCTATTCGATAGCGAAGGCGCGGCGTTTATTAACGTCTTAACACAAGGCTCTGACGCATTAGCCAAGATATATGAAGATGCGAGGATTCTTGGCGTTGTTATGTCTAGCAACGTAGCAAGGTCTGTTGAGCGAACCAATGACTCATTTACCCGCTTGGGTTATTTGTTTAGAGGCGTAAGAGATCAGATTGTTGGTGCTTTAGCACCAGCGATGGAAGCCCTAGTAACCAGTTTTACCACCTTCCTAACCGCTTTGGCCGCTCAAGAGGGTGGCATACAGGCTTGGGCGCAGAATTTTGCCAAGTCGATTCTTGAGACTTTTGCAGGATTTGTTAGGGGTATGGGGACTGTACTCCAAAAGCTCATAGACTTTGGCAATGGCATCATCACGGTCATTAATGTCATTGGTAGCTTGAGAGATGGATTTATTGAGATAGAGCCAATATCTAACGCTTTGGCTATAAACTTTGGCGCGGCGGCTGATGCAATCCTAGAGTTTGCTGAAAACATAGGAACCTTACCCGAATCCCTTGAGGGCGTTAATTCCAAGGGGAATGAGACAGTAAGCATTTTTGATCGCATTGCTCAGGTGATTGACAGTGTGGTTGAGCAAATGCCAACGCTAGATCAGGCGTTTAAAGGCGTTGTAACAGGCGCGATGAACTCCTTTACGCAGGGCTTTACTGACGCCATTACTGGGGCTAAGAACTTTGCCGATGCGGTTAAAGACATGGCGAAAAGCGTCATTGATTCCCTTATTAAAATGCTTGTGCAGTATTACATTACTAAGCCTTTATTCGATGCCTTGACAACATTTATAGGTGGTGCTGGTGCTGGTGCTGGCGGCGGTGGTGCTGGCGCAGGGACTAGGGCTGTTGGTGGCCCTGTATCGGCTGGCTCGCCTTACTTAGTGGGCGAGAATGGCCCTGAGCTATTCGTGCCTTCTGCTGGAGGGCAGATTGTCCCTAACGGCAGAATGGGCGGCGGTGGAGTTACAGTAAACCAGAACATCAACATATCCACGGGCGTAGCTCAGACAGTAAGGGCAGAGGTTGCCAATCTAATGCCGCAGATCGCGCAGACAGCCAAGGCCGCAGTAGCCGAGGCCAAGATGCGAGGCGGTAACTACAGCAAATCATTGGTAGGCACATAATGGCGGCATTCCCAACAACGGTAGGTATTCAGAGCATGACAATGAGATTGCGCTCTGCGGTAGCCATGAGCGAGTCACCTTTTAGTTATGACCAGCAGGTCTATCAGCATCAGGGCGTAAGATGGGAGGCAGAGGTTTCTTTGCC